CTCAACAGCAGTTCTTACATGCTTATTCTTAATAACTTGAACATCTACTCCAGTTACTCTATTATGCATATTTTCTAAAGAGTCTATAATATCATCAATTTCATCTGTAGATAATAATTGTTTACGATCTTTACCAACATGACTTTCTAGTTCAGCACGAATTGGGTTTAGGAATCTTTTATAAAGTTCGTCTGCGTTTTTACCAAAAAATTCAGCTCTTTTAATAACTGTAGTTGAATTAATAATATAATCTCTTAATAATTTTTCCACATCTGTTTCTAAGAAATCTTTTATCACTTCATCTGGAATAACAGCGAAAGGTCTATGTTTTAAAAAGCCATAACCACCTGCTTGTGGTCTTAATTCAAAAGGTGTAAAACGACTATCTAACATAGTGTCAACAATATGTTTTGCCTTTCTTTCTTGAGCAGCTTTTAAATTTCCTTGTTCATAAAAAGACAGCCATTTTTTAGCTTCTTTTACTCCAAAAACTTCTTCATCTTTTTGTTTTGCACCTACTAAAACAACATCAATCTCTTTACCAGATGCAGTTACACCTCTATCCATTTCTCTTTTTGTTAGTGGATCAGCTAATCCATATTTAATAAGTATCCTTTCTAACTTCTTACGATCTTTTTCAACTATAGCATACTGCCATTTTCTCGGTAGATAATTCTCAATCTTTTGCCAATCTTTCCATACGCCTCGTTTATTTCCTTCCTTAAAAATTTCTTTTAAAACTTCTCGTATCTGCCTAGCAGACTCTCTAACTTCTGGTGTAATATCTTTACCATCTACTTTCTTACGATATGGATTAGTTATAAGATACCAAAGCTGATTATTATCTTCGTCTGTTAAATGATTAAATCTTGCATTTTCTCTATCAGTAATAAATTTCCACCAACTACTTTGACGATATAAATCATTCGTTGCTATATCTGCTTTTGTTAAAAGTTTAGCTTGCCATGACATTGTAGATGCTCCAAAAGCAGGTAATCTTACTTCTTTAATTTTTTTACCAAAAGTAGTTTGATCCCAAGCGTGATGAAATTTTCCTAATAAATCTTGTATTGCTGGACCAGCTTTAGCAATTCCTAAATATTCTGTAGTAACTTTACCAGTAGTAGCAGCTATAACTCTATGAATATTTCGTATACCTAATTTCTCGTTTTCTTTTAATAATGGAATAATCTTCTTATCTGTTTTAGAACTTCGTAGTACTTTCAGAGCTTCTTTTCTAATTGCTTCTTCGTTAGTAACATTAAATTCTCTGATTAAATATCTTCTAGCACTTATACCACCTAATGCAAAACCTGCAGCTCCACTTAGTCCTGCTCCCAGCGTTGTTGATAAACCTACCTTACCCCAATCTATTTCGTTACTTTGATGAACTCCTAAACCAATATCAGAAGTTTGCATAAAGTAATCATATAAACCTAACCAAGCTCCACCATGTACCATTTCAAATTTTCCAGCCCCTTTAGCAGCATCTAAGGTTACTTGATTTTTTAAACCTTTAGGAAGATTTTTTGTTAGCTCTTTAACAGTTGCTGTACTCAACTGTTTTTTAGTCATTTGTTTTAGAGCTAGACTAGCTGCTGTATGTGCTGTTGCTTTAATTGCTGTAGAACCTCCTAGACTAGGAGCTGCGAAAGCAAGAGCTAACCAATTTGCAGGATCAGTTAAGACATCAATACCAATATCTTTGGTAGCTTGAAGCCATTCTCTTACGCCTGTTAAATCAGCATTATTAAAAGCATTTCTTAAATAAACATAATCTCTTTTTTGTTGATCATCCCAATTACCAATCTGAGCAGCCCTAGTTATAGTACTACCTAATCGCCAATCAGCATCTCGCATGTATTCAAAGACATCTTCATCAGCACCAATAGATTCCATGAAACGCTCTGCTACTCGCTGAAATTCTGGATTAGCATAGAGTTCGGTTTGACTGAATTTTGCAGATGTGACAGGATCGAAAGAAGGAGTATCTATCGGAGTTGAAAGATTACCAAAGATAGAAGTTCTTGTTTCTTCTGGACTAGAAGTTGAAAGATTACCAAATATAGAAGGAGTTGTTGTTGATTCTTCTGGAATAGAAGTTATTGGAGATACTTCTGGAATAGAAGTTATTGGAGATACTTCCTCTTCCTCTTCTTCTTGATTAAGAGGTGAAGAAAGATTTGAAAATATAGATTCAGCCATAGTAACTCATATATTAGTTAGAGTATATTTTGGGAAATTAAAACTTCTTTAATCTCTTCCTGAGTAGCATCAGGAGGTAACCCAAATCTTTTTAGATCATCTTTTAAATATAGTGGTTTCCGACCAGTTTCAACATATTTTTGTAATCTACCTAAAGATTCTCTATCGTTTACATCCTTCCAAAAAGTACCTTCTTCCCATGCACGTTGACCACCTTTCTCTGCATATTCTGCAAGCTCTGCTTCACTCATTGTAGCCATATTTCTTGGTACTCTTTGTTCTTCAGGAGGTGTAATTAAATCAGGCGTAACAACAGGAGTCAAAGAACTAGATATAGAAGCTTCTTGCGGATATATAAGTGCTTCAATTTCTGCATTTCTTCTTTTGTATATATTTTTATATTCTTCATACAATGCTTCTTTTTCGCTTTGTTTTAAAATTCCTAGATCATATACTTTGTCTTCTGAAACACCTTCTTTCTTATTTACTATTTTAAATTTAATAGGCTGACCAACAAGATCAGAAGCTCCAAAAATTTCAGGATCAATTAGAAATTTTAATACTTCAGCAGCATAACTAGCTTCATTTTTTGGTTCTCCATTAGCTCGTTTAGCTTCATTAATAGTATCCAAACGAGTATGCAATTCTTCTCTATCTTCTTCAGACATCTCTGGATCATTTATAGAGTTTAATAATATTTCATTAATATCAGATTCTTCTTGTTCTAATGCCACGTCTACTAATTCCAAACCTCCAGCACCTTGTTCTAATTTCTGTTCAAAGACTTGATTATTAAGGTCACTTAACCACCAATATTCTTTAGGTAATTGTCTAGTTTGACTTCTATTTTTAGTTAATGCAATAAGCGTAAAACTATCTTTATCTTTATTAATTCTAAGCTGTCCTTGATATGCTAAAAGATCAAGAGAAGCTCTTAAAAGCTGTGGATATGTCATAATTCCTGCTTTGCTAAATGCTTCAGACATACTTATATTCCTGTCTTGCTTCATTAATGCTTTAGCTGCAGCCTGTTGTCTTTCTTTCATATCTGTCATTATAGTAACTATATATGGAGCTGCTTCGTCTGCAAAAGTTAATCCTTTTAAGTCTATTTCTTTAAATTTATAAGTACCATCTTTATTTTTACCATCAACTTCCACTACTCTAAAAGAATCTATATCAATACCCCACCCCTTTGTTATAGTAAAGGGATCATCTCCTCCCCACTCTTCACTTTTAAATGGTCTATAAGGACCTTCTGTTGGTGGAAGTATGTTTCCATCCGTATCTGTAGGCAGAGCTAATGTTTTACCATCAAACATATAAAATTTTGAATGAAAGCCTGTTAGTGTGCCCTCTTCATTTCCAGCAAGACTATTCTCTATATCATTAGCCACAGCTTCAATATCTGTTGCTCTTTGATCAAATGCAATTGGCTTAGCTTTTCCAAAAACAACATCATCTAAAAACGAAGTATCTCCTCGCTGAACTCCCGGTACTTTACGCAATGCTTTTATATCTTCTTCAAAAACATGTCTATTTGTCCAAGCTCTATCAACACCAGCTTGTAAGTTTGTTCTATGTTCTTCTCTAGAACCAAACTCTTTATCCATTCTTTTTAAAAAATTAGCCACAGGTCTATAATTAGCTGGGTCCTCAATTTCTTTATTAACCTTTGCTGCATATTGATCTCTCAGTGGTTGTGTAAACTCTGGAGCAGAACGGAATTGAAATAAGGGGTTAGCCATTTGTTCACGATGATATCTTTCTTTCTCCTCTGCCCTAGATATCGTAAGCTTCTCTAAAGCTTCTTGACCTGTTAAATCTAAATCAGCCTTAGTAAGACCTTTTAAAGCCATTCCATATTTGGGTCCAGATAGTTCAGTCTCAGCTTCTTGATAAAAGAAATCTGGATTAAGTTTCCATTTTTTATCTCTTTCAAATACAGGTAAAATTTCATTTCTATAAACTTCTTCATAGCCTTTTATTAAAGGCTCAAATGTAGTTTGAAAATTATTGAGTTTTTTATCTAAGTTATCACTTAAATTTTGTTTTTTACTTCTTAGAAATTCAAAGAATCCTGCCCATGCGACTGCTGCTATTGCATCACGTTTAGATTGTTTATCTCCTCTAGCAAAAAGTGAACCAGCCACTGCTCCGAAATCTGATCCTTTTTGTCCTAGTATTGTTTGTATTCCTTTTGTTTTAGGCATTAGTATTCCTCATTAAAAGACTTTCATCATCTGTTGGTTGTTGTTCTTGTCGTTCTAAGATACTTGGTACTTCACTAGCTACTCTTTCAAGAATTTCTTTAGGTACAGAAGTCTCACTAATACCTTTATCTAGTACACTATTTTTTAACACTTCAAAAACTGTTTCACCTTCTTCTTTAGCAACTCTATTAATATCTTTCTGACTAATATAGTTTTCTTCTTCAGCACCTTCAGTATCAATTATATATTCAATATTAGCTTGGTCAGCAAGGAACATAAGTAAATATAATGTTGGTTCCATTAGCAACATCATTGTATCTGGACTCCATTTACCTTGAGTAAAACCATTGTATAGTAAAACACTAGCTATATCCGTTAAACCTGTACCATCGTGTATAGTATCTAGTAAACTAGGTAAAACTTCTTCATCTAATATAGAATCAGTTAAAGACATTAATGCTTCACGAGGTGCTGCAAATTCAGCAGGTTGTTCCCATGCATAAGGTTGGTCTGGAGAATTTGTTAAAGCTTGTCCCGGGATAGGTGCTCCTTTAGCTTTTAAGTCTGCTAATTCAGTTAAAGCTGTAGGATTCCTTTTTCTATTAACAGGAATTTTAGGTTGATCTTTTAGTTCATCTAAATTAACACCCTGCTCTTGTAGTTCTAATAAAGTTCTTTCTATTGCATCTGTTAAATTTGGTGTAACAAAAGGGGATAGTTCATATTCTTGTTCAGTCATTTTCTTTCCTATGTTATTCTAATAGTTTCATTTAAGAAACACCAATACGTCTTCCTCTAAGTAGAAAATTTTCAGCTACTTGTGTACTAGCAGTTCCATAATCTAAATTATCATATGCCTCTAAAATATTAACAGGTTGTCCTGCATAAGCATTATAAGCATTTTGTACAACATCAATCGTTGATGGTTCATTTGATCCTGCTGCTACGTATTGTCCAACTGGATCACCTTCCATTAATTTAGCTTGTCCATAACCAGCAGCCACACTTAAACCAGTTTGTGCAGCAGCTTGTCCAGCCCATGTTAAGCTTCCTTTAGTAGCTACTGTAGCAGGAGTTCCGGGTATATGACCAGCCTTTCCGGGTACACCTACTGAACCTACTCCACTTGTTTGAGCTGTTCCGGATTTCCAAAACATATTTTTTATACCACCAAAGAAATTACCACCAAAAGCTCGCAGTTTACCTCCCTGTCCAAACAAGTTGCCTGATTTACCAAGCGTACCAAATGAATTACCTCCCATACCCATATAAACTCCACCAATAAGAGCAGCTACTTTAAGCCACGCATTCTTACCAAATATTTTTCTTATTCGTTTATCTAATTGACGAAATTTCTTTTTTAACCAACCCATTATACACTCCCTAGTTGTTTTATTAATTCAGTTATATTTGCAGATAAATAACTGTACTTATCTGGATCGCTTGCTATGGCTGTAGCCACTAATTGAGCAATCCTATTTTGTTCGTTCTCATAAGCTCTAAAATCATAATCTGCCTGATCTCTTAGTTCTTGCCACATTTGAGATTGTTCTGTCATTGTCATATTTAAAGCATTCATTGAGTTCTGCATATTCACAGCATTCTGTGCTGCTGTATTTGCTGTATTAACTTGTCTACGCCAAACTGCATTAGATTGATTAACTGCAAATTGATTTGTAGCATTAAAGGCAGCACGATTAAATTCTTGAGTTGCATTAACTTCCTGAATTTGAGCTGTTAGTTCAGCATTAAATTTATTAACATCTGCTTCATTATTAACTCGTCTAGCTTCTGCTTCATTCTCTTGAGTAATATTAAATTGTTGCATAACATTATTCTGTTGAGCATTAAATGTAGATGTTTCACTTTCTAAATTAGCCATAAACTGATCTGTCTGTGATTTACTCGTTGCATTAAACTGCAAAGATGCATTCTCAGAAGATTGATCACTTAACATTCTTTCTTGTTTTTGATTGGCTTCTATAACTAAACTAGCTTGTTCATTACTAAGATCAGCCATGTCCATACCTAAAAAAGATTGAGCATGTTGTATCGCTCTACGTTGATCTATATCGGCTTGAGCTAAATTTTCTTGTGATAGTAAAACAGCACTTTTAATATAACTTTCTTGTTCGTAACTAGATTCTGTTAAACCTATGGTTTGAAAGAATTGACTATTTCCCACTTCTCTAGTTTGATCAGCAGTAAACTGAGCCATGTCTAAATTAAATGTTGCTTGTGCTCTTTGTAATCCTGCTTCTTGTTTAAACTCTCCTTCTCTAATAGCTATTTGAGTATCAATAGATTTTTGTTGAGCTATTGAAGCTTGAATAGCTTGAGCATTTGCTTGAGCTATCGGTGTAGCTGATTGAATTAAAGCATTAACTAAGTTATCTCTACCGACTGTTGAAACTTCTAAACCTCGTTCAGCTAACATTTGTTCTATAGAACTAACAGCAGGTCTAGCCCATATTGGAATTATTCCTTCCTCAATACCATCTAATAGTGCTGCTAATTGTGTAGAAACTAAAGCTTCTTCAGGAAGTCCTGCAATTAAACCACGCTGTTCTTCTGTAAAGTCTGTTAAACGAGATTCTAAATCTTCTGGATCATTACCAATAGCAGATATATCTTCTTCAGATAAACCAGCTTTTCTAAGCTGTTTCTTTGATCTAGTAATTCTCGGTAAACTTGTGCCTGTTATTTTAGCAGCAGTTGCTTTAGCTCCGTGAGTTAAAACTCCAGTAACTCTTTCTATCAATGCTCCTTCTGGAACTTCAACCTTTACTCCTGCAATTGGTCCAATTTTTTCTACACCAACTGTTACAGCTAACGCATCAGCACTAATTGTTCCAACTGCATGAGAAATACTTGGGTCTTCTTCAATTTGATCTGCTGTATAAGTTTTATAAGTCTGTGCCTTTTGTTTAGTTTCAGTTGATACTCCTGCTTGTAATATTTTATCTTGAGCTACAGTTTTTGTAGTTTCATCAGTTGGTTGAGATGCAGTAATAGGAATTGTATTTCCTTGTGCATCTTTTTTAAAACTACCATCAGCATTTTTTTCATAGCCGATAGTAACTAAACTTGCTTTAGCTATTTCACTTCCTTCTAGATCAGGAATACTTGGAATTTTATTACCGTCTTCATCTAATATGAATTTACCATTAGCATCTGTTCGATAACCACCTATCTTTACAGGATCAGGAATTGCTGTGCCTTCAGGAAGAATATCTTTAGGTGTTTTTTCTGGTGGATACCAAGGTTTAAGATCAATAATATCTGGACCACCACCACCAGTTCCGTTAGGCATTACTGGAGCTTTGTCAGCATCAGCAAGAACCCAATCCTGTAAGTCTATATCGTAAACATAACCATTTGCTAATGCTGCTTCTGTAGCAGAAGCTGAAGGTCTCCATTGTTGAGTAATTGGATTCCATTCCCAAAGATCATCGTCACCATAAGAATCCCAACCTTCATCACCTTCGCCAGTATCTAAAGCATCACCTTCACCAGCAACTATCCCACTACCACCATTTTCTTCTGCTTCTACTGAAGCTGCTGCATTTTGTATATTTTCAAGAGACTTTTTATTCTCAGCTATTAAGGCTAAAATTTCTGCAGGATCAAATTGTTCTACATTACTTAAAGCGTTTGCATTAGCCTCTATTAAGGCTAAAATTTTTGCTGGATCAAATTCTTGTATATTACTTAAAGCTGCTTTATTTGCAGCTATTAATGCTTCAATATCTGAAGAATCAAATTGTTCTATATTTTCTAAAGCTTCTGCATTAGCAGCTATTTGTGATTTAACTTCTTTATCATCATAATTTTGTACATTACCTAAAGCTGTTTGATTAGCTTCTATCATGGCTCTTATATCTGCATCGTTATATTTAGGTTGTTGTCCAGCAGCTATGGCAGCTTGATTAACTCTAATCATTTCTCTTATAGCTTCATCATCGTAGGTTTCACCTGCTGCACCTGTTGCACCTACAGCACCTGTTGCACCTGCTGCACCTACAACTCCTGCTGCACCTGTTGCACCTATTGCACCTGCAACTCCTGCTGCACCTGTTGCACCTATTGCACCTGCTATACCTGCTGCACCTGTTTCACCTGCTCTACCTGCTGCACCTGTTGCTCCTGTAGCACCTACTCCACCTGTTGCTCCTACTCCACCTGTAGCACCTACTCCACCTGTTGCTCCTGTAGCTCCTGTTTCACCTGTAGCTCCTGTAGCTCCTGTATAATACTTTATCTTGTCCTCTGTATCTTTATCTAAAGTTACAGGAGGAATATTAATATTAGCTCCACCAAATTTAGCCACACGACCACCTTTACGCATGTCTAAACGTGCTGGTCCACCTTTACGATACCTTTGCTTCGTATTTTCTTTTTTCTTTGCCATATTACTTCGCCTCGAAAAGTCTATCTAACTTCTCTTCAAT